TATATTGATGTAGGTAATCTACCAAAAGTTAAGGCAGAACAATACCTTCGTGATGTAATGATGAGGTATCGTAATAAGTTAGTTTATGATGCTAATACTGGTGAGATGCGTGATGATAAGAAATTTATGAGTATGATGGAAGATTTTTGGCTTCCTAGAAGAGAAGGTGGTAGAGGAACTGAAATTACAACATTACCTGGTGGACAAAATCTTGGTGAAATTACTGATATTAATTACTTCCAAAAGAAACTTTATAAGGCATTAAATGTACCTGAAACTAGAATTGGTGGAGAAAGTGGATTTAATATGGGTAGATCTTCTGAAATTTTAAGAGATGAGGTAAAATTTAGTAAGTTTGTAGGAAGAATGAGAAAGAGATTTTCTCATCTATTCAGTGATATATTGAGAACTCAATTAATATTGAAGAATGTTATCACCCCAGAAGATTGGGATATAATGGAAGATCATATTCAGTATGACTTCTTATATGATAATCATTTTGCTGAACTTAAGGATGCTGAACTTATGCAAGAAAGATTAAATCTTGCTGGTGCAGCAGAACCATATGTTGGAAAATATTACTCTGCTGATTATGTAAGAAGACATATTCTTCGTCAAAGTGATGGAGAAATTATTGAACAGGATGATCAAATAGAAAAAGAAATTAAAGATGGAATAATTCCAGATCCAAATGCTCCTGTTGATCCTGCAACTGGAATGCCTTTAGATCCAGCAGCACCTCAAATTAATGGAGATATGGGCGCAAATCCTGTAGACCCTGCTCCTACAGAAAAAAAGATAGAGCCTCCTAAAGGAGGAGAAATATAAAGAGGAAAAATGACCTATCCAGCACCAGAAGTATTATCTTATGATGAATGGTTTGATCCTAATTACAAATATAACCCCCTAGATTCCATGCCTATTGCTACAGATTCAGACAAATATGACCCACCTTGTTCAGTAGAACCACAAGACGAAGAGGAAAATATACACCAAAAGATGTATGAAATTGCTACATCAAAGTATAATCCTTTTTCAGTTGGTGGATCAGAGTCTATACAAGACTTATAAATAACCCTACGACGTTGTATTATTAATTTTTAACTATGGATGAATTAATGGATTTATTGGTGACGGATGACTCTCCTTCTCAAATAAGTGATAAAATCAAAGATTTGCTTTATGCAAAGAGTGCTGATAAAATTTCTGATTTAAAACCTGATGTTGCTGGTAGATTATTTGATCAAGATATAGATTTAGATAATCCAGAACCAGAAGCTGAATTAGAAGGTGATATTGAATTAGAAGGACCAGAATCTGCAGAAGAACCTGTAGAACAGGGTGTAGAAAATTAATAAATAACTAACGTATAGGACTATTGTAATTAAAAATAATGGCGTTTCAACCCGTTGGAGCTGGTGGTTCCATAGCAATAGCTGCAAATGGTACAACTGTTACCACATCTTCCTTTATTCAGCATAGATCTAATACTTTAAGATTATCTGCTGATTCAGCAAGTTGTCATGTTGCAGTTGGAGTGGGATCAACACCTACAGCCGCAGCAACAGATGCTGTGATTTTAAAGAATTCAACATCTACTATTAATATAGGAAGACCTTCAGCTCAAAGGGTTGTTGGAATGACCACTAGTGGTGCTACTACAGTAATAACTTTCCCTGAAGGAACTGGTTGTCCTTTTGCAGTTGATCAATTGGTATCAGTAACAACAACTAATTCAGTTAATAAGCATTGGGAATTTAGTAATAAGTTAATTACTAGTATTAATAGTAACTATCCTACTAATAACACTCAAATGACAGTGGCCAATGATTATACTAGTTTTGTTGGAACTGCCTTTACTGCTTTTGTAGATTCACAATCACATCATGCAGAAGCAAGAGATGTAGTTAAGGTTAGTAATAAAGGAGTATCTGTACAACCATATGGTGCTCTTTGGTATCAGCAAGTTCAAATTTCGGGGGATGCCTGATGAAACTCATTAGAGAAGAAATAGAAACAGTTGATTTTATCGTTGAAGAAAAAAACGGTAAGAAATCAATGTATATTGAAGGTATCTTCCTCCAAGGTGATATCCAAAATCGTAATGGAAGAATGTATCCAATGGAAACCTTGAAAAAGGAAGTACAAAGATACAGTGAATCCAATATTGTGACTGGAAGAGCACTTGGTGAACTTGGTCATCCAGAAGGTCCTACTGTCAATCTTGATAGAGTATCTCATAAGATTGTTTCTCTTAAAGAGAATGGAACTAACTTCATTGGTAAAGCAAAACTTCTCAATACACCAATGGGAAATATTGCTAAAAACCTTATTGATGAAGGAGTAAAACTTGGTGTTTCTTCAAGAGGAATTGGTTCATTGAAACCAACTCGTGAAGGATATAATGTGGTTAGTGATGACTTTATGTTATCAACTGCTGCAGATATAGTGGCTGACCCTTCAGCACCTGATGCTTTTGTTTCAGGAATTATGGAAGGTAAGGATTGGATCTGGGATGGTGGCATCCTAAGAGAAGCCCAAGCTGCTAAAACATACAAACAAATTAATACATTAGTAGATCAAAAGCAATTAAATGAGAATAAAGTAAATCTTTTCAACGATTTCCTTAACTCATTGTAAAATCTTAATCTACTAAATAAATATAGATTTAATAAGATAAATCGGAGCTGTCAACAATGTCTCGTGGTACGAAATTACAAGAAATGGAGCAATCTAAAACTGCCGTGAATGCCAACGCCCCTGCACCTGAAGCAATGCAATCAGGTCCATCAGGAGCTAGCACACCTGGCAATACACCTCCTTATGAGGATCTAGGTGGTCCTACACCTGAAAACAATAGTCCAATCGGTGACTCTAATAAGTTAAAGACACCAGGTAAGACTATCAAGCAAGTAAGTGATGTAGTCACTAACAGAAAAGCTGCTACTGCTAAAGAAGAAGTAGAAGTAGAAGATCAAGTAATTGAGGAAGATCAAGTGGTTGCTGAAGATCAAGTAGAAGTAGACGAAACTGTTGACATCGAAGATGATGTTAATGCCCTCTTAGGAGGAGAAGAATTGTCCGAGGAATTCAAAGAGAAAGCAAAGACTATTTTTGAAGCTGCTCTTAATTCCAAGGTAAAAGAGATTCAAGAGACTCTTGAAGTCCAGTATGAAGAAAAACTCCAGGAAGCTAGAGAAGAGTTGAAAACATCTCTTCAAGAGCGTGTAGATTCCTACTTGGAGTATGTTTCTCAAGAATGGCTTGATGAGAATACTCTTGCAATAGAGCATGGTCTCAAGACTGAGATGACTGAATCATTCCTTGGTGGAATGAAGAGTCTTTTTGAAGAACATTATGTAACTATCCCTGAAGACAAATATGATGTGCTTGAGAGCATGGTAGAAAAACTAGATGATATGGAGACCAAACTCAATGAGCAGATTGATAAGAACATTGGATTAAACAGAAGACTCGGTGAGTCAACTGCATCTAATATCTTAGAATCAGTTTCTGAAGGGCTAGCAGCCACTCAGAAAGAAAAGCTTGCTTCACTTGCTGAAAGTGTAGAGTTTGAAAGTGAAGACGAATATCGTGGTAAGTTAGAAGTTCTTAAGGAGTCATACTTCTCTAGAACTGCTACCGAATCTGCTAAAGAAACATCTAAAGCACAAACCCTTTCTGAGGGAGTAGATAGTACTCTTGCACCAGTTGCTGGTGGAATGGAATCTTATTTACAAGCATTAGGTGCATTCAAACCAAAGCAGAGTTGAAGTAATTATTAATTCAAACGCAAATTTCACACTTTTATAGGTAAAGCAAAATGTTCCAATCAGAACAATTGCAGGAAAAGTGGGCTCCTTTACTTGACTATGAAGGTCTTGATCCAATCAAAGACAGTCACCGTAAAGCAGTAACCGCAGTTCTGCTAGAAAATCAAGAAAAATTCTTAAAAGAAGAATCAGCATTTAACTCAGGTATCAACCTGATGGAACAACCCACAATGCACGGCAACGCTGCTGGTGCTCAGGGTGGTTTCGGTACAGCAGGTACAACTGCACTAGGAAATGCTGGTTTCGACCCAGTTCTAATCTCATTGATTAGACGTGCAATGCCTAACTTGGTCGCTTATGACCTTGCTGGTGTTCAGCCAATGTCTGGTCCTACTGGTCTTATCTTCGCGATGAGAAGCAGATATACCAACATGACTGGTACAGAGGCATTCTATAATGAAGCTAATACAGCATTCTCTGGTACAGACGCTAACTCTGATACTACATTCACAAGACCATTCTCTGACGTAGCAACTGGTATTGGTACTGATACTCAAAGAGGTACTAACCCATCAGTTCTTAACCCTGTTGGTACTGCTGCAACTAATACAGCAACCTACACAGTTGGTCAGGGTATGCCTACTGGTGATGCTGAAAGTCTAGGTGATGGCAATGATGCCTTCAACCAGATGGCATTCAGTATTGAGAAAGTTACTGTTACTGCTAAGTCAAGAGCACTAAAGGCAGAGTACAGTTTAGAACTTGCTCAAGACCTTAAAGCAATTCATGGTCTTAATGCTGAAGCAGAACTTGCTAATATCCTCTCTACTGAGATCCTTGCTGAAATCAACAGAGAAGTTATTAGAACTATCTACAAGACTGCTGAACAGGGTGCTGTTTCAAACACAGCAACTGCTGGTGTATTTGACCTAGACATTGACTCAAATGGAAGATGGTCAGTTGAGAAGTTCAAGGGACTTCTATTCCAGATTGAAAGAGATGCTAATGCTATAGCACAGAGAACAAGGCGTGGAAAGGGCAACATGGTCCTTTGCTCTGCTGACGTTGCTTCTGCTCTTACAATGGCAGGAATCCTTGACTATACACCTGCACTTAATGCAAACTTGAATGTTGATGATACAGGCAATACATTTGCTGGTACAATCAATGGTAAGTTCAAAGTTTACATTGACCCATATGCTGCTAACCTAGCTGCTGCAAACACAGCATCTGACTCTGGTAATCAGTACTATGTTGTAGGTTATAAGGGTACTTCTCCTTATGATGCAGGTCTGTTCTATTGCCCATACGTTCCTCTACAGATGGTTCGTGCTGTGGGTGAGAACTCCTTCCAGCCAAAAATTGGCTTCAAGACCAGATATGGTATTGTTGCTAACCCATTCGCTGAAGGAACCACTCAAGGCGTAGGTAGACTGCTTATCAACTCTAACCGTTACTACAGAAGAGTTCAAGTTAAGAACCTAATGTAAATCAATATTTACATATTTTTTCCAAGAGACCTCTTCTAAAGGGGTCTCTTTTTTTATTCCCAATTATAATGATAAAGACACTCATACCAACTTATTCTGATTTACTACATTTTAAAATAGAGAAGTGTAGTTATAATCTTGATCGAGAAGAACTGTCTCAAATATTAAAAGTGAATATGGATTATTATAAAGGAGTTGGTCTATCAGCAAATCAGATAGGTATAAAGGAAAGAGCTTTTATTATGATAAGAGATATGGAATATAATGAAACTATTACTTGTTTTAATCCAAAGATTATAAAAGAATCTAAAGATAAAGTAGTAATGGAAGAAGGGTGTTTATCTTATCCAGAATTATTTTTAGATGTAGTAAGACCTAGTAGTGTTGTAGTTAAATATGAAGATGAATATAAGAAGAGACATAAATTAAAATTGAGTGATTTTCCTGCAAGAGTATTTCAACATGAATATGATCATATGGAAGGAATTGATTTTACTCAAAGATCTAAATAAATACGGAGACCTGCTTTCTACCAATGTTTTGTAAAGTACGAAAAAGCATAGAGGAATATCGAGAGTGGAAATTAAAGTTCTATACTCGGATGTTAGATAATTTAGAAATAAGATCTGCTGCTATCAATGCTGCTAAAGCAAAGTTAGAAGAGCAGATAGAAAGAGATATTGTAGTAGATAAATAATTAAAAAAATTGTGATATGGCGTTCCGTATACAAAAACCTAGTATTATACCTTCTGTAGGAACAGTTTACTATAAAGGTGGTAATCAGTGGGATGAAACATTTGATAAAAGAAAATTATATGCTACAGAAGCAGCAGCTAAAGCAGACCCAGATATTTACAAGTGGGAACATGCTACTGTTGTAGATGAGGGATAGTGATGAAAAGTTTTATTGGTTTTTCAGAAGATTTGGAGGATAGAAAATTACAGTTGTTGCAGAAGCAGAAATTTATGAAGCAACTGGAAAGAGAGAAATCGAATAGAAGTAATCAACAGTTTGCACAGGATGCAGAAGATAAACAATCTCAAGTAGATAAAGAAGAAGAGAGAGAAAAATTAAAGCAAGAAATAAAAAAGGAAGTTAAGAAAGAATTAGAGGATGAAAGGGTAGATGAACAAATATCTTTTCATAATTTTGTAGAAGAAACTCAAAAATGTCCAGAAGGTAAATATTATTGCAATAAAGATAAGAAATGTAAACCAATCCCTATGGGATATCGCGTTGGACGTGGTGGTTGGTTAAAACCAGATCCAGAGGAACAAAACAAAAATGGAAAAAATGGTAACGGAAATGCTAATGGACATGGGAATGGTTCAAATGGTAATGGTAATGGTGGTCACAACGGCAGCAATAGTGGCGGCAATGGTTCTAATGGTGGTGGAGTAAGTGAGTCATTTGTAAATTTACCATTAAGTATAGAAACACCTAAAAATCAAATAGATTTTGATATGGGTTTGATGTTTAGGGAAGATTTAGAAGAGAATACAGGAATGCTTTTTTCTTTTATTGAATCAGGAGAAAAGTTTTTCCATATGAAAGACACAATTATTCCATTAGATATTGCTTTTATCAACGAACGTGGTATAATAGAGAGTATTAAGGAATTAAAACCTTTAAGTACAGTTCCTATCTCTTCAGATTCATCAGTTCTATATGCTTTAGAAGTAAATAGAGGGTGGTTTGCTACCAATGATGTAAATGTAGGGGATAAGATATTAAAT